GGATCATCTCCTGGCTGATACCTACGGCAAGGGCCATGACTGTCGCATCCGTAAAATTCAATATGAAATTGGCATGTTGCTCATTGAGCTGAAAATCCATGACTTTCTGCCAGAAATCGGCCGCTTTCTTATTCTTTGTGTTTTTGATACTCAGAAATTTTGGTGAAAAAGCCTTCCTGACAGCAGCTGCACCATATTGCACGGTCTCAAAAGGCTTTGGCACAATGATCCGGGCCTGCCACGGCTCTTTATCGGCGTAGCTTATCGGTTCTTTTTCATTGTATACATCCCAACAATCCTTCTGGACCTTTCTGATCAGCCTCTGCTCTTTGACGCTTTTGGTCATGCAATCCGTACCGTAATCCACAAAATGCTTCTCATCCTCGCCTGCATAGCGCCGGGCTGCGTCTTCCCGTTCCATTTTCTCCTTTTCATCCATGGAAATAAAAGGTGGAAGGGTATCCATCTCCCGCTTTCGATTCAGGACTTCCTCTGTAGGATCTGGTAACTTAACAACCATTATTCAACCTCATATACAACCTATTGCTTCTTCAATTCCTGAAGATAAAAACATGTATGAGAAAAGGACCATGACCATGCATCCCAGATCAATTCAAAACCGCTGCCTCGCGCATGTCGCCTATACGCGATCTCTACTTCCTGTTCTGTCACAATCTCGCTCCTTGTTCCATAAAACAATCTTCTGACGAGTCTCCGTGATTGATTTACTCCATATCCTCTATCCTGGGAATATGGATAAGGATCGAGTAAGATCACAGTCATTATATAGGCATGCGGCTTTAAGATCTCATATATCCTTGGAAACAAAAAAAATCCTTCGACATATGTGGTACTGCCGAAATTGGGATCCATGACAACAAAATCGTATTTTCTGCTTTCTCTGTAGATCTCTTCACAGGAATCACATAATTTGCTATCTGTATTAGATGGAAGATTTTGAATCAATTTCTCATAATAATTCCGATCTATCTCCCATGCTGTGAGATGCCTGGCCTTTTTTGCATAATCTATGGTCCGATGTTCGCCCTCTTTTGCAAAGGGGCTGAAGATATCCATCTTGCTCAAATCTATGCCCTTCTGTTCGATGATCTTGAATACATCGGTATCATCCCGTCTCATTGCTCATATCTCCACCAGTTAGGATGAATAAGGATATGGAGCACTCCGGCCGGTATCTTATTGAAGATATCTATCACGGCATCCCGCAGCGCCCTGCGGTCATTTCTCATTTCAGGCGGCCAATTTTTATGGCTCCATCCCCACTCATAGGGACACGCTACCTTTCTGACACCGCCGCGCCAGTGGCCCCCGCCATCTGAAAATCCGGCAACTTCCGGCAAATGATAGACCTCATATTCCAATCCGAGATCAGCCATGGAAATTTGTTGATGATCTATCTTATTCGATTCCGGTTTTGGCCAATCAGAGAATATATGATAATTATTGAATCCGTATTTACCGCAGAGCTTATTACCATGGGCAGCCGTGCCGATCACATCGAAGCCATGGCCCCTGAGCCAACCCAAGGGTTTCCTTAATATGGCCCTGGGAGAAGCGATCTGATTTTCCGGCTCTCCTGCCTCTTTTCGTTTATGCCACTCACCCAGGGCATCGTTATGTAACTCAATCTTGTGGCCCATACGCTCAAGAGAGCGGCAACAGTTAAGAAAGAAATCGGAGTAGTCGAAATAGGGAGAGGAATGAAGCAAAAAAAATGTCGATCTGATCCCTCGCTCATATTCTGCCTCAGCCAGTAACATGCCATTTTCGATCTTCCGGTCGACATCATGGCGCAGGGTGTAGAACCGCTTATCGTATGATGTCATCCACAGCTGATCAGCCAGCATGATCCGCTCTGCATCGATACGATCCAGAAGTTCAAAATAATCCGTGCCGTCCTTGATCTTGAGCATGTTTATCATTTTTTTAACTCCAGAAGATAATAAAACCAATCCAGATTTCTATGGTTTTTGGCAACCAAAAGACTTGTCCCATAAATCTGAAAACCATTCTCCTCGGCCAGAGTGCGATATCTCTCACATGCCTGATCCAGAGGGATCATATCCCCGTCGGTATCATAAGCCTTAAAGAAGCGTTTTCTCGCTTCGAGTATGTTATATGGTACGCCAGTAAATATTTCATGCCTTTTGTAATATTTCCTCGGGTACATGATTTGCGGCAGGATAAAGGCATGATTTTTCAGGACCCGGAACAGATGAGGAAAAAGATCATGACTCTCTACATGGGGACGACTCATGGAGAAGGAATGATCCATGACTATCAGATCAAATTTCTTATCTACAATACGTATCTCCTCAAAGGCATCACAGATCTTTACATCCGCATCGGGAACCCGCTCCTTTAAAGCCTTTTCACAATGTGGATTAATGTCCCACACGGTCAAGGTCTTGAATTTATTGGCCAGGTGACACGTCTGCTCCTCTGCCCGGCGACCGAAGCAATCCAGGACGTCAAACTGGCTGATATCTGCTACCTCATTGATCCTATTTAGTATTAGTCTAATCATAGACGATCAACCGTGCCGGCTCAAACAGGGTCTTATGCTTCCACTGTCTCAGTCCCTGGTTGCCACTGAAATATTGAGCATACATGATATAGCGTATGCCATGCGTCAAATATTTCTCCTGCCCTTTTGTCAGATACACCCACCGCATAATATTAAAATGCAGGAAGTACATGATTCCGTATTTGAGATAATCACCATGGCCGAGGATCATAGTGTAGAGCACCATTTCACCGAGCCGCAAGAATTTGATATATGCCAGGAGCTTTTCATTGGTCTGAATCTCGCCCTGTTTATAGCCCTTCTCACGCTTAAATACGCCCCAGGGCACAACATGGTGCAGACGGCATGGAGGATTCTGGTAAACCGTCCGCTTCTCCGGATATCCGCCCATCTCTTCGACAGATCTCAGATAACCTTCTCGCATGGGTTTGCCGCAGCGTATTTCCTTTGAATGATTGATCTCCACCACATCAGGTATATGCATGGGCCAGGAGAAAATCTTGGCAAGAAATCCTTCTCTTGCGGCCTTGCTGGCATGGCGCAAGGCAGAGCCTTTGTGCTTTTTTTTGCAGGCATGAATATAATCCTGATACGTGGCCCATTGATTCAGATCCAGATATGCCGCTATGTCGTATCGGCCGCCGTTGATTGTCTTCCCATCCAGCCGCTTCATATGCGGATCATTAAGCCTGATATAGTGCTGAATACAGCCCTTGAAATGTTTTCCGGCCATAGGACAGCAATGAGGCTTGAAATCGACCGACACAAGGGGATAATCCTCAGCGCGGGTATATTGCTCCTTGCTCAATACAAAGGTTTTAGTGGTGAGCCGGATGGAGCGGGGACCAGGAGTTGAACCTGAATCTTCAACCATGGTATGATTGAGCTCTTCCATCTAAGCTATCCCCGCGTTGACTTTTCCGTTTATGAATCCCAATTCCTTGATATATGGCATTGTCATTTTCTCGATGGTTTCTATTTGTACAGCGGTGAGGCCCTCTTTGAATCTACCGATATAAGATGCATCAATGGGATGTTTGACCTGATCAGCCGATGGGTGTCCGGCCGGGTGATCGATAAAGGTGTGTGGCATCTCATGATGTCTCAATACATTGGGATCATATATCTCACCCAACCATCCCAGGGCTTTCCGAATTGTAATCTCTGTATCAAGCACGAGCTGGTTGAAATTGACCTCATAAAGACGGATCTTATTTTTGCGGGCCTTATCCCGGGATCTCACTATGGTCCTGACCCATTGATCCGCGGCCGCTTCCACGCTATCAGGTCCCCAATTTACCTTGAGCAGCCCATTGATATTATCCCGGGGATCCTTGATCACATGGATAAATCGTGCCGCTTGCCACTGCTCTGCATATTCTGTTAGGTGCGAGCCGATATCCGTCATGATCTTGATTCCCCATCGTGTCTTTGCCGCCTTATGCATGGCCAACAAAGCAACTCGATTAATCAAAGCGCATCTGCCTTTGAAATTCTGGACAATTTTATTTGGATGCTCCAATAATATGCGCCTGAGCTCTTCAGGCATAATGCCGAATCTCTTTACTCGTTGGATAAACATCACACCAGGCCGAGAGTCGAGAGAGTAATCTTTACCAACATATTGCATAGAATCCAATATGTAGGGTCCCAGATCCCGCGGTGCCCTGAAGTGAAGCTCCGGCCCGCATTTTATATATTGGTGGGAATCCAGCATAAGAGCCAGAAGCGTTGTGCCACTCCTGCCCAGACCACCGATAAATATCGGTCCTTTATTTGCCATGGCATTCCTTAGATGGATCAAGGATGAAACAAGCGGTCCATCTGCCTATTCCCTTCCCTGGTGATCCATCTTCTATAGCACACCATCTTACATCCTTGAGATTACGAATCTCTCTGGCTATATCAGTCAGCCGGAGTATCCACTTATCTATAGGAAAGACCATTACAACCAGTTTTCCTTTCTCAAATTCAGTTATGGCTTTCCGTGCCCATGCAGTCGGTCCATTACCAGGACCACCAACAAAAGGAGGATTTACATAATTTGATTTTCCCCATTCAATTTCGAGACCATTGAACCCTTTTGGCAAAGGAAATGGACATGGATCAAAATCGAAACGAAATTCATCATCCAGTGCCCGCATCAGATCAGGCGGTGTTAGCCAATAATGCTTTTTCATTTTGAATGGAATTCCTCTTGATCCGGAACTTCATATTTCGTGCCGCGCCACAGGGTACCGCCAGATAAATACAACAATTCTGATTTCTCAAAGAGCGCCCGGGCTTTTTGACGCCATATCTTCTTTGGTGAAATCAGGGCAATCAGTATTGTATATCCCTGTTTCTCAAGGATGGCCGCAAACCGGGCAATCCTCATGATGTGTTCCTCTCGCTTTTTATCGGTAAATCCGCTGTCAGGAAAATAGCCCCTGACCTCATCGCCATCGAGGATAATCGGGGCTCCATATCGCTCCGGGTGCCGCCTGAGCATTTTTGCTAACCTGGCGGCAAGCGTTGTCTTACCGCTGCCTGATTTACCTGTTATCCAAAAGACCATGATAGATATCCAGGATCTTCTTTACCTGCCGCTCCATGGTTAATTCATGGCGTTTTTGCTGCACAATCTCTCGATAATATTCGTGTTGATTGTAAATTTCCGGAATTTCATCCAAAGATTTCACAACAACACCCAGATCATTGCTTGTTACGAATTCAGCTGCCTCCTCTGCCTGGTAGACAAGACAGGGGATTCCGGCGGCGATATATTCAAACATTTTGTTGGGCATCGCGGTATCCCACTGGCGGCACCTCACAGGGGAACCTACCAGGCCCCAGTCGAACCTGGAAAGATTCCTGAGCAGATCCAGATATGGCAATGTCGGCATACACATCGCGCCCGTATTCTCATACACGCTCATTTTACTCTTATCGGCGTGATAAACATAGAAGACTATATTTCTTTCTCGCAGATCATTTGCCAGGTCGCGATAATCCCGATATTTGACACCTACATCTGTGCCACCCTGGTATACGACCCCACCGACTCTAGGGAAAGGCGGTAAATCCATCATGAAATCATTGCACATGGAATAGATAACCTCAGTGGGCTTATCTTTAAGTCTTGTAAAGATATCTTTGAATTCATTGAGGCAATAATCTCTATATCCATTAGAGGGAAAGATAACGGCATCGCACACATTCATGGAGCGGACTTCATCCGCATGTACGCTATTATCCCGCACCGCATTGAGATCATGGGCGTCAAAGACAACCGGCACATTCGGATGCGCCTCTTTTGCCATATGACCCAACCATGAAGGCTCATTGTGGACGTGAATGATATCCGGGTCGACAAATGATCTCAACTTTGGTATTAAATGCTCCCGGGACGCATAAAAAGATGTCAGGGGAACGGCAAAAATGAACCCTCTATTGGCAAAGTCCCTCTGGATGTGGATAACATTGTGACCCTGCTTGGCAACGGCCAGACCTTCTTTCAATGTGCGAATACATGCGGTATATGCTACGAAGAGTATTTTCATAAACCCGCTCCTGGTGCATCCGGAAAAACTTCATCTAATTTTCTCCGGTAAGTGTTACTAACATTGCCCGGCTTCCAACGACCAGAGCTGGCCTGACACTTCTCCGTGCATTGACGGGGATCCGGTTCCCCATTGAAACCTTTTTCCGGGAATGTTACGGCCCCGCAATCCGTACACTTGAAGACCTCCTCGCCCTGATCATAAGGACCGCCTTCTTTCATCTCCCAGTATTTATCGAACTTTCCCATCTACTTACCGCGAATCCCCAGGGCCTTGTAATTGCGCCCTTTCTTGGTGGCTGCCATGGATATACCTTTACATTGATCTCCGTATTCATCGACCCATTCTTTGCCGTATTCAGAATCCCGCCTGAATATTCCTCTTTGCATCCTTCACCGCTTTACCTTTGAGCCTTTTGGTGCCGGCATTTCTAGGTCTCCTTATATAATTAGAGCTCCCGGTATGGGATTAGGGACTCTGTTGTCTCTGGAAAAATTCCCGCCTCGATAACTCATGGCCCTTTTTTGCCGGATCCTTTTGGCTACTTGCTTTATTTTTTTTCTGGGATCATAGGGTAACAAGATAGATACCCCGTAGGCGAATGCCATGCCGAGGTGACAGTATTCATCCTGGACCGGTTTATCCCCAATGACATGCCCGCTGTTGTCGGTCTTGTAATGCCATCCTCCTTTTAACGCCCGGTGAAGCTTTACCGCAGAGCGCGAATTCACAACAGCCGGCCTGCCCTCATTTACCAAACGGTGGAAACACTGATTTAAAGGCTCTCTGAGATTGCGCCAGTGGACCGGGCCAGGCTCGAAATGGCTCTTGAATGTCTTTTCCAAATATCCGGCAGCCGAGGAGCGAATACTGCTTTGGTCGGCCGTCCTCATGGTGGAATCACCGATGATGCGCCAAGAAGGAATCTTATCCTTATACTTGGGTGTGCTCAATAAGGGATTTATCTGTTCTTCCACCAATTCCTTGGTTGCAGTCTTCTCATCATCGCTAAAGCAATCATGAAAAACCAACTGGCCAAAGGGATTATATTGCGCAATGATGCAGCTAGGATGGTGCCAGCCGTCCCAGAATTGAATGGCCTCTGAAGGAAACACCGGCAGGATCTTATCCGAAAAATGAATCTTTCCATATCCCGGGGTCACCTTCTTGCCCAGCTGGATCGTGGCGGTCTCACCCTCTATATATCTCTGCCATTTGGCAGGATCATTCTTGAAAGCAGCCATGTTCGCGGCCCTGGTAAGGGTGCTGAGATGTTTATTCTCTCCTCTGGGGATCCGCAAGGTTCTTTTTTGAATTGTGACCCATTCCCCGGTTGCTTCATCCTGAATCGTCATATATTCATCGGGCTCATCAGCAAGGAGGCTGGTCCAATGGTCTTCGTCTGCGGGGTTCTGTGTGATCTGTACCCTGAGTATGGTTCCCCTCTGGCGTGAGGCCCTGGCCAGCGACAGATTAAACACCTCGCGGGGGAGTCCTGCATTTGCCTTCTCGAAGATGGGGGCCGGCTCCTCCAGCCAGATACAAGCATATTGAGGGCCTTGTAATTTCGAGATAGATGCCTCGTCATCGATGCCGAACAAATCACACTCCACCCGGGGATTGCTCTTAATGACCATTTTTTTGCTGCCATCGGAGAACTGAACCCATGATCCCAGGTAGTCATGAATATCGGGGATGGTAGATGTCTTGATATTTTGAAAGGTATCCCGGACCAATGCGCAGCGGATATTCGTGCGGCATCTCTGGGCATGGGCTATAAGACCTGCCACGCCCGCAAACGTCTTTCCTTCACCCATTGGACCGAGCAAATGCACTATATGCGCATCAGATGTAACAAATTTATATTGGGTGGGGCTTAAATCAAAATATAGATCACTCGGCATCTTCTTCCTTTGGTACAAGGTGTATGCGATGGTCTTTGGGTCCTAATGCCTGCTCAAGCGATGGTTTATCACCTGATTCTGCAGGCCGGATAAAGATACTTCCGGCTTTAACTCCCTCCAAGAGTGCGCTGTATTTCAGTTTTATATCAATGATACTGCTGCCCATGCGCATGGCCGCGATCCGCTCTTTCTGTATATTGATATCCTCAAGGATCCAGTTGAGGCATTGCTTAATAATAGGATCCATGGTTTTTTTAAGATCTTTCTCGCTTACTTCCAGGCTTATCGAAAGCAATATCCCCTGCCATTCCCGAAAGCTGGCACTCACCTTTTCCCACAGCCCTATCCGTTCGGCTTTCGTATCGGGTCCCTCTTCCGCCCAGGCAAGGCATTGTTTTTCCATATCTTCAAGGGCCTGTAGATCATCCGGGAGAACCTTGGTAACATGCTTCGTAATAATATCCTGAACTTCGTCTTTATGATTCTCCCTCTGGTTTTTGATCCAGCGGGAGACAGTGGGCTGGGAAAGCTTAAAGCCTTCTTTGGTGAGAATCACGGCGATCTCCTTACTGCCCTTCCCCTCTTCGGTGAGCAATGTAAGGATGCGAGGACCGAGATCGTGCTTTTCGATTTTACCTACCTTTGGCATAACGGCAGGTAATATAACATGAGATTTTAAAAGGAAGAGATAGAAAACAAGGCATTAAAGTGAAAAACACATTATAGGACGATAACGATGACTAATACACAAACTTTTTTTGCAAAAAAAACTTGACAAGTCTTTTGAAGTGTGTTTTCGGGCTTCTTTTTGTTTTTATTCGCTTCCTATTCAGGGAAGCGAATAAATTCTAGCATGCCTGCATAAATCAAGTCATTGTAATGGCGGGTGATCTGTCTCAACATTGGCATCCAGCACATCTCGCCTCAGACGGATGCCATGCATCTGAGTAATACTCCCTTTCCTGACAATATGGGTGAAAGGTTTGAGGATCTCTATAAACTGGTTGTAAAAGGTATTCCGCCCGAGAGGCAGCATGAAATTCTTATAACACCATCCGGTATAAACCTTATAGAGTAACTTGATCCGGCTTATGCATCCTTTCTCAATGACACAGAATACCCTGATGAAGTTCCGGATATTGTTATATTCATCCTCCATGTCTGTGAAGAGGTGCGCTGCATATTTATCATCCGGAAGATTCTCTTCCATAAAGCCCACAAGACCCTCTTTCTTGACCGGAGGCTCAAGACTACCTTTCAGCACGGCCATCCTCTCAACCGCATGGAGCCTCTCCTCCATATCATCTACTTTGTTTGAGATTAAAACAAAACCCTTATCAACAGTCTCAATGGTCTTGTTCAGCTTATCCATACCCTTGCCAAACTGTTCATCGAGTTCTTTAGTTCTCCGGATCAATGCTTTGTGGTCCGTCTTTTCCATCAAAGCTATCTGGCTCTGCTTGAACCTGCGCTCGCACTCTATGAAATACTGCCGGGCCTGCTTGCCCTTTTCGTTGCGCTCCATCATGCAGAGTTCCTTAGCCATCTCGAAGGTGCCAAAATACTCTTTCTTTCTCTGCGCACCAGTTTTTCCACGCTCCATAATTTTATGGAGCGTGAAATCTATATCCTCGATAAAACCACCTTGCTTAATCCGATTCTTTATCCAGTCTGAAAAATCTTGTTTAGAGCCCAAATATACATGAACATCCCTGAGATTCACGGTCTGCTTCATCTCACCGTCTATCTTGTCAAATCCTGTTACTATTAAATCCTTTTCCATCACTATTCTCCTTTCTAAAACCAACCAAGGCAATATGCCGGCACGTTGTAATATTTTTAATTTTCTGTATCTTCAAACCGGAACAAAAACAGGTTGTATACACATTAACTCCATGAGCTTCCGGACATGTAAGAACCACGCCGCCGCCACTATAAAACTGCGCTATTCTTGCTCTCTGTCTCATTTGCTTCCGTGACGTGCCCTGCCAATACAAAACATTGCGTAACTGCTTCTCTGTCCAGTCTGGATGTTTCATTCTCATCTTGGCAATATGACCATCTAAATAAAACTCTGAGAATGCAATATAGACCGGTCTTCTCAGATCCATGATCTCAGTAATAAACGGAGCATCGGGAGGGCAACCTTGTCGACCATAATTCGGACATCCTTTAGGATGACCGGGGTAGGGATACTGGCACCAATCTCCTGTCTTACGTGAAGTGACGACTCTCACGGCCTCTATGATTCCATATGGCAGTTTCATAAATCCATTCCTGTAAATTCTTATTTACTGGAAATATTCCTCAAAAATTCCTTTGATAATCATCAAGGCAAAACATACAAAAAATGGTATTATAAATGGATACCAGATACATTGCCAAACCGACATTTTATCCGGGATGAGATAATATCCCAGGGGCACCCCGATTCCCACTGATATGCTCCACAACAAAATTCGCGACACTTTTCGAGTTAATCTCATAATTAGTCCTCCCCTTCCCCTACATAGAGATCACTTTTGTTTGTCTTTGATTACTATGATTATCATGATTATCAGTTAGTCAAGCCCAGGATGAAAAATCTGAAAAATTTTCATGGTAAGGGAGGTGAGATGGGGGGACGGGACTCCGGTCACCCGGTTTGGGATTTTCGGCTTTTCAATTCTCCGTATTTCCGATTTCCTCATCTCGATGATCGACATCAGATTCTCGATCGACAATTGATCCTCACTTAAAATCTAAAGGCTTAAGATCCTGATTTTTGATTTTGAGTTACGATCTTCATCAAAACACCTCTCCGGAAAATCACCCCTAATCGCCGGAAATGGCAACCGGGAAATGGCCAAAAGGTTTACATAAAAGATATTATCGGACCCCGCAAAAGCAAGACCAGTATAAGAATCACCGATATTGAAAGCAATCCTCCAATACCAAACCGGCTGAAATAGTCAAATATCCTCTTTCGTAAAAATCCCATATTTCGCCCAGGCCGCCTCAGATCACTCATAATTGCCTGTAATTGCCTTTCTTTCGTTTCAAGATGCTCCACTTTCAACGATAGACGCCGGATACCCCCATAAACACACGAAAAACACCATTTAAAAGAGATCTCGATTCTCAGCCCGGGTACTAATGTATCCTAACCTATATTTTAGCCCGTGCCGATTCATCAAATCAAATCCTCGTAAGTGGTTCGAGACACACAGCTCCAGATCCCTATTATTGATTCACTATTCACCTGGTCTTCAATTCATTTAATAAAAAAAGGTTAAATTTGTTGAGCCCTGGCCGCTCTGCAGGCCGCCGCCCTTCCCCCCTCCGTCTAGTGAAAGATACCGCCCATCTATGTGTGGTGGTTATGCATTTCAGGCGGTCCTCGGCATCGATATATTCGCAATATCTTCACGCCAGGCATGGTTATAGTCATATCGCGACCTCCCCAAATAACTTTACCATTTGTACCGTTTGTACCGCTTTTTTCCTTATCTTACTTTATATTTTCTATTTTCCCTTTATATTATCAATTCCTTCATTCTTTTTTACCTATGCGCGATAAAAAGTGAATATATATAATAAGAATAGAGAAAAAACGGTACAAACGGTACAAATGGTAATATCAAAATCCAGTGATCAAAGTTCAAACCGCAAGGGGGAGGGGGCAGCG